GCAAAAGTGGCATTAGAAATGTAAAAGATCGTATCAAAGGGGCATTAGGGCACCACCATACACCTAACTTACCAGAAGAATCTGCATTTGAATCTTATTTAGACAACATTATGAGAGAAGAAAGTGACTTGTTTAATACAGACGAAGAAAGTCAGAGCGCATCTATACAGACATTAAATCAGTTAATTGCTCAAGAATTCCCAGCAGGAGTTGATGGTACTAATGCTATTCAAAGTCTAAAAGGTGTAATTGATGATCAAGAATTTACTGACGCAATTAAACAATTAGGTAAAGTAAATCCAGAAATGGACATTAGAGAATTCTTAAAGAGTTACTTAGAGAAGCACGACGAAGAAAATGGTACAGACATTGCTAGTAAGATCAATTTTGATAGTACTACACCTGCACCTACTGAGCCTGCTCCAGAAGCACCTCCAGCTGAACCAGCGGCAGCAGCACCTGCTCCAGAAGCACCTCCAGCTGATCCAGCGGCAGCAGTTCCGGCAGCGGCAGCTCCTGTAGCAGAAGAAAAAGAAGATCCACCATTTGACGGCCCTTACACTAAGAAAGGTGAAAACGATAAAGATCAATACGGTAATCCAGTTAAGCACAAAGCACGTCATCTAGCTAAGAAAGGAATGGCAGATGCCATTGCCAAAGCAAAGAAAGCTGGTGCAACTGCTGAGACCATGGTTAACTTTGGTTCAGGTGAAATGAGCTTAGGTGAAGCTATTACCAAAGCTGGCATGGATGTTGAAGAGTTTTTTGAAGGCACCGGCAAACAAAACGAAGTAGTTGAGTTTGTTAAATCAATGTACGATGAAACAACTGGTAATTTCCCTAAAGGAGAAACTGGTGTACTACTAGCAGTTGAAAAACAATTTGGTGAAGATGCGGCCAAGATGGCGCACGGTGTAATCAGTGAACTTTCACAAGTTTACGAATCAAAACGCCTACGTCAGTTAGCCGGAATTACCGAATCTGGGTTAGGCGGAATGAACATGGATGTTGACCAAATGTTTAAAAACATGAGTAACAAGCCAGGTGCAACTAAAACATCAAATTTTAAATCGACTATAGATGGCAAACAAGATGACTCCGAAGCAGGGTACAATTCTGCAATGGGCAAGTTTAGAGATATGGCGGGCGGTATGGGATTTGATGCAGGTGGTGAAGATCCTGTAGGCGGAATGATGAAAGGCATTCAAGATAAATTTGGTAATATGACTAAAAGCATGAATATGCCAAACATGCCAGGAGCTCCTGGACAATCTACTGCACCTACGCAAGCGCCTGCTAAACAAGATCCAAAAGCAATGTTAAAAGCATTACCAGATACTAAGTTGTCTACTATGAGTGGCGACGAGGCTCGAAAAATGCTAGCAGACTTGAAGAAAATGGCTGGTATCTAAAACGGCTAAATTAAATCACATTTAAGCAAGATATCTCTTGCAATGATAAATAAAAGTGCGTATAATAACATATATGCACTTTTTTACTTTACAATGGTGTAAAGTAGATATAGGCAAAACTAGCAGAAATGCAAAACAACTTAGGCTAACAATAGGAGATAATCATGGCATCATTAGCTGAAATCAGAGCAAAGCTCAAAGAGCAAGAAGGTAATTCGAAAGGTGGCGGTGAACGTACCGGTGGAGATAATTCCATTTACCCTTTCTGGAACTTGAAAGAAGGTTCCGAATCAACAGTCCGTTTTTTACCTGACGGAAATCCCGACAATACATTTTTCTGGGTAGAACGTGCAATGATCAAATTGCCATTCGCCGGCGTTAAAGGTTCTACTGACTCTAAGTCTGTAACCGTTAATGTTCCCTGCATGGAAATGTATGGAGAAGCTTGTCCAATCCTTGCAGAGGTTCGTGGTTGGTTCAAAGATCCAGCATTGGAAGATATGGGTCGTAAGTATTGGAAGAAGCGTAGTTACATCTTCCAAGGATACGTTGTTGAAGACGGTCTTAAAGAAGAAAATCGTCCAGAAAATGCAAACCGTCGTTTCATTATCGGACCACAGATTTTCCAACTGATCAAGGGTGCATTGCTTGATCCAGAAATGGATGACATGCCAACTGATCCAGTCAACGGCGTTGATTTTAAGTTGATCAAAACTTCAAAAGGTGGGTATGCTGACTACTCTACATCAAAGTGGAGCCGTCGTACTCGTCCTTTAGACAGTACAGAGACTGCTAACTTAGAGACACATGGCTTGTTTAATCTTAAAGATTACTTGCCTAAGAAGCCAACTGACGTTGAAGTTAAAGTAATGAAAGAGATGTTTGAAGCAAGTGTTGATGGCGAGCCGTTTGATATGGAACGTTGGGGACAGTATTTCAAACCAGCAGGTATGGGCCAGGCAACTGGTGATCCTAACTCTGCTCCTAAGGCAACTCCAGTTGCTCGTCCTGCACCAGTTGCAGCCGCCCCTGCAGAAGATGCACCTTGGGAAGACGAAGTTGCTACAGCTGAGAAATCATTCTCAGCACCTAAGCAAGAATCAGCACCAGTTGCCGCAAGCGGTGGTCGTGCAGAAGACATTCTTGCTATGATTCGTAACCGAAACAAGCAGTAAACGTTAGAGTGAGTACAGGGTTTGCGCCCTGTACTTCTCGCCACTATTAGGAGAATAACTATGGCTAAACTAAACAAACTCGCAAAAGTAAATGAAAATATCAGTCTTAATCGTTATGACAACGGCTTCATGATCGAAGTTAGTGGTCGCGATAAGAAAGAAGAATGGAAGACCGCTAAGGTCATGTGCAATACAGAAGAAGAACTTATTGCAGTGATCAAAGAGTGGATCGCAATGGACTTGGATAATTAATCATGGCAACAAAAGCATTTGACTTATCTAAATTCCGTAAAACCCTAACCAAGAGCATTGATGGGTTAGGTGTTGGCTTTAATGATCCTACAGACTGGATTAGTACTGGCAACTATGCTCTAAATTATCTGATTAGTTCAGACTTTAACAAAGGTGTGCCACTTGGCAAAGTGACAGTGCTTGCAGGTGAATCAGGTGCAGGCAAGAGCTATATCTGCTCTGGCAACCTTATCAAAGCCGCACAACAACAAGGCATTTATGTAGTACTAGTTGACAGTGAAAATGCTCTTGATGAGAAATGGCTCCATGCACTTGGCGTGGATACAAGTGAACAAAAGTTGTTAAAACTCAACATGGCTATGATTGACGACGTGGCAAAGACCATTAGTGAGTTCATGAAAGAATACAAAACAATGGATGAAGCAACTCGTCCTAAAGTATTGTTTGTTATTGATTCACTTGGTATGTTGTTAACTCCTACAGACGTTAATCAGTTCGAAGCAGGCGAGATGAAGGGTGATATGGGTCGTAAGCCTAAAGCACTTACAAGTCTTGTACGTAACTGTGTAAACATGTTTGGTAGTTATAATGTTGGATTGGTTTGTACTAATCATACCTACGCAAGCCAGGACATGTTTGACCCAGATGACAAAATTTCAGGTGGACAAGGTTTTATCTATGCCAGCAGTATTGTTATTGCCATGCGTAAATTAAAATTGAAAACAGATGCTGATGGAAATAAGACTACAACTGTAAACGGTATTCGTGCAGCCTGTAAAATTATGAAAACACGTTATGCCAAGCCATTTGAGTCAGTTCAAGTTGAGATTCCTTATGCGACAGGAATGAGTCCATACAGTGGTCTTACTGATCTGTGTGAAGCAAAAGGTATTCTTACCAAAGATGGTAACAGACTTAAATACGTTTCTACAGGTGGTACAGAAATTAAAATGTATCGTAAGGAATGGGACCGTAATGAAGATGGATGTCTTGACAAAGTCATGCTTGAATTTAATGATGTTCGCTCAGTTCCTACAGTACAACTTGCCATTGATGAAGAAACTGGAGAAATCATAGAATGAACGAAAATCATATTGGTGATATTTGGATGTTGTTTAAAGAGTACGTTGATAAAAAAGTACTCGATGTTCTAGCAGAACGATATGTTGATTTGCTAGCAGATCACGGCGTTAGCGATAAGGTTATGGCTGGCGCTAGTGGTGTTGACGAAGATCTTGATAATGCTATTGACTTTTATCTTGACGAAACAAGCGACGAAGAAGAACTCGACGAAGAAGATTTAGATTCTTATGAAGATGATGAATAATCTATGACTTGGTATACAAAAGTTTCAAAAGATATTTCGTATATTCCAGATGCCGTAGCACACTATGAAGTTGAATTACAGGCAGCAAAGACAGATGCTCGCATAGCGGGAAACATCGAAAAAGCCGCTGCCAGGATGCCCGGCATTGTGGAAGAACGATTTGGTCAATTACAAGAAATTGAAGCAATTTTGGAATATTTGAATATTGAGTTACGTCGACTTAAGAGTCAACACTTCAGAAAATACTTAGAAAACTATCAAAGGGCTCTTTCCTCAAGAGATTGTGAAAAATTTGTTGAGGGAGAGTCTGATGTAGTAGATTTTGAAAAAATTATTAACGAGTTTGCCCTGCTACGAAACAAATGGCTTGGCATTACTAAAGCATTAGATCAAAAACAATGGCAATTAACTAACATAGTTAAACTTAGAGTAGCTGGCATGGAAGATGCCACGTTATAATCATAAAACTTGACCTTTAACTCATACTCTAGTATAATCTAACTATGATAACAGTAGACACATTGCTCATAGAGCTGTTCCGCCAAGGCATTGAACACCTAAGCTCTCAAGTTCCTAATAGAGATAAAAAAGTTTTAATCAGCCTTGCACGACAAATTAACTCAGGCCATTTTTTGACCGAAAATCAGTCAAACTTACTGGTAAAAATATTCAAAGAACATGCAGCTCATATATTTGAGACAAATCCTAGTATGCTTGCTGTCATTGAAAATCCAGTATGGAGTTCTTCTTTTAGAGTAATCAAACAAGTTAGAAAAATTTGGCTATCAACTGATTACGATGGTCGAATTTTAATAGAATTTACCTATAATAAGAGACTAAGACAGCTTATCACTGACCTAAGTAAAAGCATCGAAGGTCAGCTGTTGTCAATTAACACTAAACAGTATAGTGCAATACTTACTGAAAAAAATATCTATCAAATAGTAGAAACCTTCAAATCTCAGAGCTTTGAGATAGCGCCAGAAATCATGGGATTTTACCATGAAATTTCAGAAATCCGATTAAGACCGTCAACCCAGTTTGATGTGTTTAATTTAGCAAATGACAAATTAGTTGCTGCCGTAACTACTGACATTGGAGAGATTTCTGAGAATAATTTAATTCTAATCAACGATCGACGTCAGAAATTTCAATACTCGATTTTCCAGAAAAATCCAGAAAATTCACTGAAAAACGCACTGGCAAATAGACCATCAACTCGAGTATGGATTGATAGCAATATCAGATCGCTTGGTGATGTAATCACTGCCTTACACGAACTGAATCGATTACCTGTGATGATTGTCTTCAACGGACATGAGTCAAAGGAATGTTTACAAAATCTCAAAAAATTGGAAATTTCACTGAAAAATAGTAATATTAATAACATTGGAATTTATTTTAGATTTGATAGTGTTAGTGATAGCAATAAAGATTTTAACTCATCGATTTCTCAGCTAGGTTACAATTCTAAATTAAATCAACAAACACAGGTAGCAGGTATTGCAAATAATAAACTACCAAAATTCATGTTAAAAAATGGTTGGTATCCAAGTAGTGTTATTAGTTTTTCAAATAATTTTAAAAGCAATAAAACCAGTGTCTATTGCAATGCGGTCGATTTGATAGTATACTACAATGACAAATGTCCCTTAGGAGGGGTAGATGCCATCGTGTAAATTAATCATCCAAGATGAGGTAAATCTTAAGGTAGAAGGACTTCCTGTTGAAATTCGACGTAAGTTAGCAAATACATTTAAGTATGAAGATCCGACGGCAAGATATCGTCCAGCATACAAGCTAGGAAGATGGGATGGGGCAATTACCTTATTCGGATTAGGGGGTAACGGCTACCTAAGTCAATTGCCAAAGATCTTAGAAGTGCTAGAAAAAAATGGTGTTGATATAACAGATATTGTTGACAATCGCGCAGCCATTAATTTACAGTTTCCTAAAGTTGAGGCTGACTTTTGGGGAGAGCAATGTTGGCCTGTTGGACATAGATTTGCCGGACAACCAATTAGACTACGAGAAGACCAAGTTGAAGTAGTAAACAAATTTCTTGAAAATCCTCAGTGTTTACAGGAGATTGCTACGGGCTTTGGTAAAACAATTACCACAGCTACACTAGCAAAAATTTGCGAACCCTATGGTAGAACATTTACTATTGTACCAAATAAAAGTCTTGTTGAGCAAACAGAAGAAGACTTTATTAACTGCGGGCTTGACGTAGGCGTGTATTACGGTGACCGTAAAGATCTATATAAAACTCATACTATTGCCACGTGGCAAAGTCTCAATATCCTCGACAAGAAAAGTAAAAATCAAGAGCACGATATATTAACGCTTGCTGAATTTCTTGATGGTGTTACAACTATCATGGTTGACGAAGTACACATGGCTAAGGCCACTGTGTTGAGAAATTTACTAACTCAGAACTTTAATAATGCACCTATTCGTTGGGGATTAACTGGTACAGTCCCTAAAGAAGATTTTGAAGCACAGCAAATTTTTGTAAGCCTAGGACCCTGCGTACATGAGGTACATGCACATGAATTACAAGCGCAAGGTGTTCTAAGTGCATGCCATGTTAACATTACACAACTTATTGATTTACCCGAGTTTAGAAGTTATGCAGAAGAATACAAGTATCTTGTCACTGATGAAGACAGGATGATTTTTATATCAAAATTAGTAAACGGCATTAGTAATAGCGGCAATACTCTAGTATTGGTTAATCGAATAGAGACAGGTAAATTTATTGTTAATGAAATTCCAGATAGTGTCTTTATTTCAGGCGAAGTAAAAACAAAAGATAGGAAAAGTGAATACGATGAAGTTAAGACTGTTGACAACAAGATTATTGTGGCGACTTACGGTGTGGCCGCTGTGGGTATTAATATCCCCCGTATTTTTAATCTGGTTATGGTGGAATCCGGAAAGAGCTTTACAAGGGTTATACAAAGCATTGGGCGAGGCATTCGACGTGCAGATGACAAAGACTTTGTACAAATCTGGGATGTCACCTCAACCTGCAAGTACGCCAAACGTCATCTTACCCAACGTAAAAAGTTTTACAAGGACGCTAAGTACCCGTTCACGATTGAGAAAATAGACTGGAAATAATAATAAAATATGCAAATACTAACCTTAGACAATCAAGCATTCGACTTGAATAATTTACCCGACGAGGTAGATGACAGCATGAGATTTGCTGTATTAGATAACAGCGATGCTCAAGCGCCTGATTTTTTCTTTCAGCCGCTGATTTTCTTAGAAAGTTTTAATAGTCCGGCAATGGTACTTAAAATTGGAAACGACGAGGTTACTATGCCAATTGATTGGTCAATTGCAGTAGGTGACAGTAGTAGTGCAAGTGATATTGAAATTTTACCATTAACTAGTTTAAATGATCGAGGGTTTGAAGCATTCTGTTTTAATCCACTAACTAGCTTTAGATTAGAATTTAAGAAGATTGAAATTGTAAATTTTTATAACGATGTCAAATGGTATTTTCCTAAAATGAAAAACAACCAGTTACTTGCAGTACCCTTAACTAATGAACCAAAAACTTTATGTGCATATTTTGTTAAAGAGATATCACGTCAAAGTGAAATAATTCTATTAGATAGATTGCTGTAAAATGGGAAGCCTTAAGCCAGGCGCAACATACGTGTACGAAAGAGATAAAGACACAGTCTATGCTAGAGAAATTGGCGCAGATCCTAGTACACGAAAAGAAATTGGATACAATTTTGATCCCCGTACTTCTGATGGCCGACCGTTGTTTGACCATATGAAGGAAAGTCAAATGTGGGGCGAAATTCATCGAGAAGCACGTACCAATATCGCTTTACAAAAGGCCTTAGATCGTGCTATAATGATATATAGACTAAGCAAGGACAAACCATTATGAGCACAGAAGCAGATAAATTTAATCATAGTAAACGTCTACTCAAAGACGAAAATGCTATTAAGAAGCAGACTAAGATTGCTAAAACAAATGGCGCTAGTAAAAAAGTTCTAGATCAACCACATAGACTAGCCAAGCATCATGCAATGGACTGCGGCAATCCTGGGTGTATGCTTTGTAGCAACCCTCGTAGAACATGGAATGAATTAACTATTCAAGAAAAGCGTAAGTTCCAAGATGCTGAAATTACTCGTATGCGACATAGCAATGGTACAGTGGTTGATGATAATGAGTGAAAAAATTGAACTAAAAGATAAACTTGCAGCCGTTGATATGAACTACAAAGGTTTGTGGGACGAGTTAGATGCAGAACAACAAAAAGCTCTAAAGAGTGAACTGTTTATATTAAATCGATACATCAGTAATGCACAAGGTAGTCGTGATACGCAGGAACATTTTGTATTAACAGTCAATGAATATTTTAACAAGCACTGGAATATTTTACAAAAACATCCTAAGTTATTGTGGCAATTGCTTTGTATGTGCGGGCACGAAAGTCAAAAGATATTTTTCCATCAATGGATTGGCTTCAAGAAAAAACAAGGTAACAATAAATTATCTAAATTTTTATTAGAAATATATCCAACTAGAAAACAAGATGAAATTGACATGCTAAGTCAACTAATGACCACTGCCGAAGCAAAGAAGTTAGCACAGTCTCATGGATATGATGATAAACAAATTGCTAAAATGTTTTAACTATGCTAGAATTAAGTGTGAATAAACCTTACGCCTGTCAGTTTTGTAAATCAAAGTTCATGCAAGAAAGAACTCTTGCAGTACATATGTGTGAACAAAAAAGAAGATATCTAGCTAAAGATGAAAAACATGTTCACATTGGTTTTCAGACCTATAATAAGTTTTATAGAATTACACAAAATTTAGGTCAGGATAAAATCTATGACGATTTTGCAAAGAGTCCATACTATAATGCTATGGTAAAGTTTGGCAGCTTTGTTAGTAATATTAGACCCCTGTATCCTGATAAATTTATTGATTATGTAGTACGTAGCGGTGTTAAGTTAGACCATTGGTGCAGAGATGAACTGTACGAAAAATATGTTATCAATTTAATTCATACAGAATCTGTTGAAACAGCACTGGAAAGATCTATAGCTCATATGCAATCTTGGGCATCTGAGAACAATTCTGTGTGGAATCATTATTTTAAATATGTAAGTACTAATCGAGCAGTATTTGATGTTAAAGATGGTAAGGTAAGTCCTTGGCTTATTTTAAATTGTTCTACGGGAAAAGATATGCTGGCAAATTTTAGAGATGATCAATTAAGTGCAATTAGTAATGTTATTAATCCACAAATATGGGTTAAGAAATTTAAGAATCAAAAGTTTGACTTAGAATTAGTAAAGAGTATAGTTAAAGAGGCTACACTATAATGGATATTGATATTGATTTTGCAGACAGGGATAATGCTCTTAAATTTATTAAGCATATTCCGGCAGCTATTAAAGATGCAAATGGTACTTTTAAAAAGCACAATACTGGAGTATATTGTACTCCTATTCCGTACAATCCTGTAAATAACTTATCCACAATAGATTACAAAGAAGCAGAAGAACGGGGCTATTTTAAAATAGATTTTCTAAATGTAAGTATCTACAAAGATGTACGAGATGAAGAACATCTTAAAACTTTAATGGAGACTGAACCACTATGGGACCTTTTAGAGCAGGACGATTTCAGCAGTTTACTATTTCATGTCAACGGACACGGAAGCATTTTGCGCCAGATGAAACCGACGAGTATACTCCAACTAGCGGCAGTTTTGGCAATGATAAGACCCGCCAAGAGACACCTAATTGGGGAGAGCTGGACGACAGTGATGGAGACGATTTGGACAAAGCCCGAGGATGGTGAATACTACTTTAAGAAGGCCCATGCAGTAGCGTATGCAATGGCTATTGTAGTACATATGAACTTAATCTGTGAAGGAATCAGTTACGGTTATAGTTAACGCTTTGATACAATGGGACGTACTAACTGTACACTTTTACGTTTAACTCGCTTCAGTGTTAGGTTCATTAAATTAACTACTGGTCCTAATATTATACGCACATCTTTGCTGTTAAACGTCTTAATAGCATATCTATAAATTTCTATGCCATTGCGGCAAAAGATATTAATCGGAATTTGACGATTTGATTCCCACCACCATATCTCTCCAATCTCTAATAGACCTGTTTTTTCTTCGGGAGATTTTAATAGAGATAAGTCGTAAAAGCTAGTAACGTATTGATCTTGGTTGATAATAATGCCAACATATTCATCCTCACCATAATGTAGCACCGATATAAACGGTAGTTGTTCTTGTATGTTTTCTCTTAATTTAACCATAAATAGTAGTGAGGCCTTTTAACCAAATGCAAAAAATTTCAAGTTATTTATATTCAAACAGAATCCAAGCAGTTGTCAATCTGGCTGCATCACCTTTGGAGTGGAGAATCGTGTACCAACGTAAATTTAAAATCTATCAAGGACTGGACAATGTACTAGAACTTGATGTAAAAAATGCCGAACAAAAACGCATTGACATTACTACTTATGCAATGAAGTTTGTCATTATGGACCAACTCAATCAAGAAGTATATGCAGGCGATGTTGTGCCACAACTTGACATTAAGGGGATTGGGCTAATGACAATTCCTGCTACCGCACTAGACACTATTACTCCCCAATTTCTAAAATACACAGTATATATCCTCAATGATGATGATACTAAAACTCCTGTATATGGAGATACGCAATTTGGTGTTACTGGCACAATGGATCTGTTAGGGGGAGCAATGCCAACTGGTCTTACTCCTAAAGTTATAAAAACCTTTACCTACGAAATTGATGTACGTGATCCTACTTGGGCAACTCGAAATTATCACAGCGAAGCAATTGAAATCAATCCAGTAAATGACGGTGTTGGCTCAGGTGTGGTTGAATTAGAATTTATGTTTAGTTCTCTTGCTGCCAATATTACAGTTCAAACTACCAATGGCGGCGTAGTAAGTACTGCTACTACATGGACTGATGTAGAAACATTTAATGTAACTAGTGCAACCACTACTGTAACAAAAACCTACCCTACTAACGCCGATACAAATTGGCTGAGAATTACATATATTGCCCAGGCAAATGCTACCGGAAAAATTGACAAAGTAACTGCAAGACTGTAAAATATAACTATGAGTTTAATCATAGATACTGTACAGTCATACCTTCCAGCAAAGCGTAAAGTAACACCTAGCGGATGGGTCAGCTTCAATGCAGTATGTTGTCACCATAATGGAACGTCAGCTGACAACAGACAGCGAGGCGGCATTATGGTTAATGAAGGTGTTAGTTATCATTGCTTTAACTGTGGATTCAAAGCCAGTTGGCAACCTGGACGCAAGGTATCGGTTAAACTTAAAAAGCTCATGCAATGGCTAGGTGTCGCAGATGATACTATTACCAAGTGTAGTCTCGAAGCCATGCGTATTGAAGAAGACAGCACCTATCAAGGTGAGCGCAGTCTAGTACCAGTATTCATAGACAAGGCATTGCCATTGGGTGCAAAACCTATTAAAGAATGGATAATTGATCCGCCAGCAGAACTCATACCGGTGCTAGCGTATATGGCATCTAGAAACCTATATGTAGATGATTATAAGTGGTATTGGACTGACGAAAAAGGCTTTCAAAATAGACTAATAGTACCTTTTTACTATCAACATCGAATAGTGGGCTATACTGCCCGTAAAGTTACTGCGGGCAAACCTAAGTACATAAGCGAACAACAACCTGGGTATGTGTTTAATTTAGACAATCAGTCTTACGATCGTAAATACGTAATAGTTACTGAAGGCCCTATTGATGCTATTTGTATTGATGGTGTTGCTGTAATGAGTGCGGAAATTGGCCCTGCTCAAGCACCTCAGATTAGTCAACTACAACGAGAAGTAATTGTACTTGCGGATCGAGACGATGCTGGAATCAAATTAGTTGAACAAGCATTAGAGCTAGGGTGGAGTGTGGCATTTCCCGAATGGGAAGAAGGTATTAAAGATGTTAACGATGCTGTTAAACGATATGGTAGATTATACACGTTGTACAGTATTATTAATAGTAAAGAATCAAACAATTTAAAAATACAGTTGAAACTACGCAAGTGGTTTAAAAAGGAAGAACAATGAAATTTATCTACTGGTTATTAACACCCTACAGGCGTTGGCAAGATCGCCAACGTTATAAAAAACGCCTTGAAGAATTACGCAAACGCGATCCATTTATCTACAAATGATACAGTGGGGGATAAGTGCTCTTAATCACGGCTCGAGCCTGGCTGTATTTAAGGATAGCATACTGCACTCATGGGCAACATGTAAAGATGATGAATTAGACTCATCACTTATTAGTAAAGCACTGCATCAAGGTGCGCCGGATCGAGTCTTTTGGTATGAGCGTCCTTGGATTAAAAAGGCAAGACAAGTATATGCTGGCCAGTATCGTACAGCATTAGACCTGTCAGTATTACCTAGACGATATCTAAAAAAAATAAGGGCTCACTATGCACCTATCACCTACACTCCGCATCATGCTAGTCACGCGGCAGCAGGTTATTATACCAGTCCTTTTAATCACTGTGCTGTGGTTGTGTTAGATGCTATTGGGGAGTTTGAATGTGCTACTATTTGGGAAGCTAAACACGGTGAAATGAAGAAAGTGTGGAGTCGTGGTTATCCACATAGCTTGGGATTGTTCTACAGTGCCTTTACTCAGTTTGTGGGATTAACGCCTATCAAAGATGAATACTTGCTACAAAAGATGGCAGAGCAAGGCAACAAATGGCGATATTTTAAAGAAGTTAACAACTATATCAGTAACACACTTAATTTAAACTACAACCTACATCGAGGTGTACTGAACTGGCCTTATCCTATTGACACGTTACAAGATCAATGTGATATTGCGGCCGCAGTACAAGATGCATTTGAAGGACAAGTTGGTATGATTATGATGGAAGCTAGAAAATTAATTAACACTGATTGTCTTGTGTATATGGGTGGGTGTGCTATGAATTCAGACGCTAATAAAAAGTTTGTAGAACCTGCATTCAAATATCGGTGGTCACTACCAAATCCTGGTGACCCAAGCAGTAGTATAGGGGCAGTATTGTACCACACCAAACAAAGAGAGTGGAAATATCAGTGGGATCCTGTCAAACACATTGCTATTCGCACATAAAGAAAGTATAATAAGAATATGACCACAAGACAAAACGCAGACTACGGATACGACATCCAACGACTTTACCTGGAGATGATGCTGAGTGATGCAGAAACATTTGTTCGCTGCCAAAGCATTTTTGACCATGAACTGTTTGACCGCAAACTACAAAGTGCAGCAAAATTTATCAATGACTATGTGGTTGAACACAGCGTTCTACCCACATATGACATTGTTAATGCAGCCACTGGCAGTACCTTCAAGCACACAGACGAACTTAAAGAAGAACATTACGATTGGCTGTTGCAAGACTTTGAAACATTCATTCGCCATAAAGGTCTTGAGCGAGCAATTCTAGCCTCAGCTGACCTGCTGGAAAAGGGCGAATACGGTCCAGTAGAAGAGCTGGTCAAAAAGGCAGTGCAGGTTGGCCTGACCAAAGATCTGGGCACTGATTACTTCTTGGACCCACGTGCTCGATTGATGAAGATCAAAAGCAACAACGGACAGTTGAAAACTGGTTGGGACACTGTGGACAAACGCTTGTTTGGGGGTTTCAATCGCGGAGAGCTTAATATCTTTGCAGGCGGATCGGGTGCGGGCAAGAGTCTGTTTCTAGCAAACCTGGGCGTGAACTGGGCACTACAGGGATTTAATGTAGTGTATCTGACATTGGAACTCAGTGAAGAACTTGTGAGTATGCGTGTGGACAGTATGATTACCGAGATCCCCAGCAGGGACGTTTTTCGTCAAATTGATGAAGTGGAAATGCGTGTGCGAGTAATTGGCAAGAAATCAGGCACGTATCAAGTGAAATACATGCCCTCGGGCAAGACTGCCAACGATGTGCGCAGTTACTTGAAAGAGTATGAAATCAAACTGGGACGCAAAGTTGACATTCTCTTGTTGGATTACTTGGACTTGTTAATGCCGATCTCTAAGAAGATCTCAGCAGAAAACCTGTTTATCAAAGACAAGTATGTAAGTGAAGAATTGCGTAATTTGGCAGTGGAAAAACAGTGTGTGTTGGTCACAGCCGCACAGTTGAATCGTGGTGCTGTAGAAGAAGTTGAGTTTGATCACAGTCACATTTCAGGTGGACTCAGTAAGATTCAAACTGCTGATAATGTCTTTGGTATCTTTACCAGCAGAGCAATGCGTGAGCGTGGCAAGTATCAAATACAGTTAATGAAGACTCGTTCAAGTTCGGGCGTGGGCATGAAGATTGATCTGGACTTTAACATTGATACTCTGCGCATTACAGACCCCGGAGAAGAAGGTCAAACCACTGGAGAAGATGGGGGCAGTGCACCGGTTAGCAAGGGCAATCAAATACTTAACAGTCTACAACGTACCAGTAGCACCACAGCCAGCGAACCCTGGGCCCGCGGACAGCCTCGAGAAGGACATGATCCACTAGATGGTATAGCCATTAAGAAAACCACAGCACAAGTAGAGAGCAGTAAACTACGACAATTAATCAGTAATATTAACACAGATGATCTAGTGTAATCTTACTTTAATCAACAAAAAGATAAGTACTACTATAAACTTCTTGGTAGCGAATCATGTTAAAAATTATAACGAATCTCAACGATCCACTGATCGATCTGGTCAAGGATGACCCTGTTCGTCCTTCAATCCCCACAGCAGCCCGTGTACACGATCATGCTGAAATACTGGTACTTGTAGAAGACGATCAACCCACAGCAGTGGTATGTGTTGCCTATCTAGCCGAAGTACCCCGAACGGAAAGTGAACTGGGTAAAACTGGATCAAATGTAGCGGCTTTCTATACCATTTGGTCATACGCACCCGGCGCGGGACGCAGATTGATTCGTGCTGCCAGAATGCACATAGCCACCAATAGACCCGAGATTACTCGTTATGTAACATTAAGTCCCAAGACTGAAATGGCTCGCAAGTTCCACCTAAGCAATGGTGCTACTGTACTAGCCGACAACGCTACCTCGGTCAACTACCAATACAGCTAGGGCCCAGAGTAACGTAGCGGCGAAGCCGCGGAGCGGTCAAAAGCAGATTTTTTAGACGAATAATCTACGCAGTTAACTCGTCTACTCTACAATAGTAACACATGTAAACAACCGTAATAACTATAGATCTATAATGACTGTGGTGTTATACTGTTAAGATGAAATTAACTATAACACTACTATTAACCAGTCTATTGGCAGCTTGTGGAGCAGGCGCACCCGTAGATACCACTGCAATAACAGTGAAAAACTATCCTTGTGATCCAGCTATTCTAACTGTAATGAGCACGATGACAGGACCTTATCTATTGGGCCTGGGCGAACCCGATACTACCACATACTCAACTACAGGGCAGAATCATATACTCAAGTACGATTTTGTACTGGCTAGAACTAGTATTGAGTTTGAGTATAACACTGTCTACTGTAGAGAAACCGTGACTCAACGCTAGTGATATTCAGTGCTAGTAGCTACGCTCTAGCACACAGCTTCGCTGTAGAGGTTTTATCTACGATCTTTATTGATGAGGTCAAATAAGGTGCGAACCTTTTCTTCTAATACTGAGATACGATTATCTGCTTTGGCTAGTACAACTACTAGTGTGACAAAGGCCAAAAATACAGGCCATAACTTCATTATGTTGTCAATGAGATCCATGATCACCCCCTGGTGTTAGTAGGTATTTATTCTGCCCGAAATGGGTCTACAGTCCAAAAAAAATTGCCGCGCAAAAAATTAAGGTGGAGTACTTTTCTTTCTGTGGTGGTGATTTAGCACCACTAAGTGTTGTAAAATAACAACTAATAATTGTAATTATAATGCCCCGACCATGAAATAATATACCCCGACCACCGGCCACCGAGGTCAAAAAAAATCCTAACCTACCGGGAGCGAATCGGATCAGTTAGGATTTGAAACACCTCTCAGTGTTTACCTGGGCCAGCCTGCTAAATACACAGCCGGGAGCGAATCGGACCTACGTGTATGCTACAGGGCCTAGCCCTGCTACAGTTATGCTCTACGCATACATGTAACCTCTGCAACAGCACGCCAGTTGCCGGGCATACTCTTCTTAAGGTCTGCTAGCTTGAGCACCATACGCAAGCTCAGCTCTCGCAGCTTCTTCTTATTGTCCTTGATGAACGTGAGTATCTCGTCCACAGTGTACTGTTCGAACTCATAGTCCTTGAGCATGCCGTCTTCTACGATCTGTTCAATGCGCAAGATCTTCTCACGCTCAGTATCAATAGTCAAGTCCAAGTAGTGGCAGCGTGACTCTAGTGCTGCCAAGTGATCCTGTAGCTTCTTGCTCTTAACGTTCTCAAACTTAATGTTAGTGATAAAGATTGCACCACCCTTGAACTCGAATGAGTTGGGCACCCCCTCACTACGTAAGAGTCTACTGTCAGTGTTCCAACAGATCATACGCTTCTTACCTGAGTCCAATGCTGCCTTAAGTATGTTCAATGACAAGTCATCTAACAGTACTGAGTCACAGTCATCGAACACTAGGATGCTCTTCTTATCGCTGAACTCATACAGCTTCTTGTAGAGTCCAATGGCACTCATAGCGCCTTTAACCACTTCATACTTCTTCAGCTTAGAGTCGTTGGCAATGTCCGCAAACATGTCATGCTTGGCCAGGACCTGCTCAACTCCAAACGATTTGCCTACACCCGGGGGACCAGTCATGATCATTGCACGTATGTCACCCTTCTTTACAGCACGAGTCATCTCGTCTGCAATGTCAAAACGTTGACGCATACGATCTTTGATCTGCTCGTCCGTTTCCGTTAGATTCTTCTCTACTGCCTTCTGCTCTAGGCTCTTAGTTGTAGTCATAGTGTCCAAGCTCAAAACTTTATATCCTTTAGTCGCCATAGTCGCTCCTGTGTGTTAAGTGTTTATTATACTATTAAGCGTAGGCTCTGTCATCCACTTTGGACAACATGTTAGCCGGCACTCGCCATTGGCCCATGCCCGTATCCACAGTCACGTATTTAATGGCAATCTTGGTCACATGGCCTCGGGTCAAGCGTCCTGTCTTTGAGCTGGTAAACTCCACGTTGTCACCAATGCGCAGGCTGTATTTGGTTGCCTGCGCCAACCGGCTACGTGCAAATTTGACTGCATCAATGATGCTGACCAGCTCATCGTTAGTAAGGCCGCCTTGGATAATGGCAGTGTTGATCTCTTGTATTGTACGCATAGGTCGCTCCTGTGTGTTGTGTTAGCTTAGGCAGAGTCTCCAAACTCTCTCGTATCCCTTGGTTACAACCCTTTTTGCATTTCTGCTGGGTTCTTACATTTGAGGATCGCCTTGCTTCTGTCTATGTATCTATTATACTGTCTTATCAGTAGCCTGTCAACCAATTAGTTGTAGTAATTAGTTGAGCTGTTAACACGGATAGCCAGCACGCCTGCACCCATGGTCATTAGTCCTACGATGGCAACAAGGAGGCCCTGTGCCAAACCTACGTTATCCATACTAGCCTCAATGCCGCCTACGCCCAACAGGGTTAATACTAGTCCTGCTACTACGAGAAACATTGCAGTGGAATCTTTCATTTTAGCTCCTTTGTTGTCTATGTATGTATTATAGCACCAATCAATAACCCAGTCAACCGAAGGGTTATTGCCATTCCTTGTGGTCGCCGCTGTCTTCGTTGTCACGGAAGCCTGCGGTGTAGGCCACAATCTCGTTGGGTGTCATGCGGGCAAGTGGCACTCGTGGTGAACTACCAGTGCCAGCCACATAGTAGTGGGGGTTATAGCTTCTGCGGTAGTAGCTGTCTGCTGAGCCACGATCGTAAGGGCCACCGTGGCGGGCGTCAATCTCAATGTGATCTCTTACCATGCCAACTCCTTAGAGGGGAAACGGATGGAGCCTTCATAGTCCAGTTGGCTCTGCTCAAACTCTGTGAGGTGCTTGTCGCCCACGATCTCCCATCCGATAATCGTTTCGCGGAAGCCTTCGTTGTCGCACTCGATCTGCGAGCGCAGGCACATGACCACTTCAGTGACCTTGTTGAGGTCTTTGAACTTCTTGACCACGTAGTCCGAACCGCCCTTGGCTTTCCAGTACTGTGGGCACTGACCAACGCCGTCCCAATCATGGGCGCCGTAGTTCTCGTAAACCTGTGTAGTGATCAGTAGTTTAGCCATTTGGTTCGCTCCTTGTTGCTGTCTATGTGTTAATTATACAGGATTACATCAACCCTGTCAACCGAAAGTACTCTTCATGCGGCACATAGAAGTCTGTACGTGGGTCCCAGTACTTGCCTTCTTTGTTGTCATAATACAACACTCTGCCCGAGAAGTTGTAAGGACCTTCTAGGCCCTTGCGTGGGCCATAGTTGTCACGCATCATGTCTACGGTGTCCAAAACCTTGTATCCCATATCGCGCTCCTTGTTGTTTACTGTAGCCTTAATTATAGCGTCAAACAGAAACCCTGTCAACCGATGGGATATTGGCCAGTCCTACTGGATTCGAACCAGTGGCCCACGCCTTAGAAGGGCGTTGCTCTATCCAACTGAGCTAAGGACTGATTTGGTGGGCCGTCTGTGAGTCGAACACAGCACCAATGGATTATGAGTCCACTGCTCTAACCAACATGAGCTAACGGCCCTAACTGGTGCTCCGAGCCGGAATCGAACCGGCATGCCTTGCGGCGAGAGATTTTAAGTCTCTTGTGTCTACCTATTTCACCATCGGAGCGTTATTCTTTTGCGATGACTTCTTCTTCGAACAGTTCACCGTCTTCGTCTTTGTATATTATACACTCTATGATCCCGTCTGTCAATGCAGCTTCAGCTATTCGCTTAGCCTCTTTTAGACTGTTAGTCGTGTCGACTAGTTCTTCGTGGCCGTCTTGCTCGACACACCAAACTTCGTATTGTACCCAACTCATGATGATTTCTTTACTTCGTCCTTGTTTAATAGATCGCTGATACGCTGTGCTTCTTGTTCAGCCTCATGTCTATTATCTCTTGGAATGATTGCCAGTACTCGCCCGATTGGCACGCTCTTGAAATCACGGATAACCACGCACCCGTTTAAGTAGTCTGTTGAATATGAAACACCGTATCGCATGATCTATTTAACCTTGCGATACGGTGTGTTGGATTAAAATGGAGTGTCTTCGAGTTCAGCATCCACAGCAACCTTTGCAGTTGCCTTGGCCTTAGGAGCGGCCTTCTTAGTTGCAGTAGGAGTTGCCACTGCCTTGACCTTAGGTGCATTAGCATCCAAGTAGTCAGCAATCGCAGCCTGGCAAGATGCACTCGCAAACTCATCACCAGACTGAATAGCTTGAACAGCCTCCAGCTTAGTCATAGCAGTGTCCAACTCAACCAAATTAATGTCAGTGTGACCGTGCTTCTGCAGTACTTTGGTACGCAGGGTGTCGTTCGCAAAGCGAACCTTAGTCACGCCATCAAGAGTTGATGTACCAACAACCGTAAACAATTTATCTGTAGCCATTTTAAAGTTTCCTTTTTCTCTGTGTGTTATTAATGCTTTGAAGCCTATCTTCTCTGCATGTCTCTATTATACAGTCTGGTTAGCCGTTTGTCAATGACTTTTGGCTAACCAAACCGTATTCTTTTAGTCCATTCTGCTTCCAGCGTAGACCTTGTCCAAGCCCAATTTGGACTTGATAACCTCTGCGTAGGCTTCTGCACCTGCTTCCAGGATGCTGATCGATTGGGTTGGGAAACCACTTGGATTCCACAGGCACAATGCACCCGTGTAGTCTTTGCGGAAGCCTGCGGCCGCCAACCACTTGCCCAGCTTGCTGTTTGAGCGAACACCGTAGATGTTAACCCAAGCAAATCCACAAGCATCACGATCGCCATGCTTGGCGTGGAATGCCTTGGCCGCTGTACGTGCCTGGATACCTGCTTCGTTGACTGCGTCTTGGACAGCTTCTTGAGTGATCAATGTTGAGACTGCTTGCATATCTAGCTCCTGTTTAGTGTGTGTAAGCCTTAATTATAAGGCCTTTTAGCCAGACTGTCAACCACCTTAGCCAACTTAGACTGTGGCTTTTTTGCCACAGTTTTAGGCCGCACCCGTGGGTTCTTCTCTGTGCCAAACTCTTTATCCACATAGTACTGGATCAACAATCGCTGGATCATCGTGACCAAATCGCCATGATCATTATCTACTACGAATCGAACAGGACATGTACCCCATGCACCCGACTTGTTGAAGTCGGCAAACCACTGTCTGTGTTCCTTGTTGCCAGCATCAAATACTACCCAAGGTCTACCAAACAGGGCTAGACGGCTCATTGATTACCAGTGACCCATTGACGGATCACTGCCTCAAGTGGTTTAAAATCATATACAGGTTGACTAGGTCGGATCCGATCCTGCACCCGAGCGTCATAGTCTGTGTTCTTTTCTTTATTTGTTTTCATTTTGTTCCTGTTCGTTAATGGCACTAAGGCCCCCGTCGAGATCGATGTCGATGTTCTCTTCTTCTTGCTCTGCTTCGTATTCAGCAACACTCTCGCTGATACCAAATGCCTCGTCTAACTCTGGCGGCAGTTCTTCCGCGATCTGCTTACTGTCCATACCACCATACTCGTAGTATTCGTCTTGCCCATCTTCAAAGATGCCAGCAAAAGCCATGCCTGGCTCGTAATACATAGCACGGATCTTGAAGCCCATGTAGA